ATGTCCACTCCTGAGCCGCTCTACGTTGTCGGTTGCGCTTCCCAGAACATGCAGCCCGACGGTACGTGCTTGGCTCCTGTGTGGATGCCGTACCACCAGCCAGTTCTTCCGCCCCTGGATCTGGCCGATGGAACCATTGTCGCGTTTGCCATCATTTCGATGTGGGCGATAGGGGTTAAAGCGCGTCTCGTATTCCGCGCGGCGCGTGTAGGGGTCTACTGAAATGGAGAGAGTTATGAAGAATGTTGTCAATGCAGCCCGTCGTTTCGCTTCGTCCACCGCTGGCAAGGTCACTGCCGGTGCATCCACCCTGGTCGCATCGGGTGCAGCCTTCGCAAGCGGCTCTGGTTCGCCTGGTGCTGCCATTGCCGGCGAGTTGTCCGGCGGCAAGACCGATATGGGGCTTGTCATCGCCGCCTGCGCCATCCTCATTGGTGTCGCCATCGTGTGGGCTTACATCAAGCGCGTGAAGTAAGCGCCTGGTCGTGTTGTATCGCCAGGGGCGCGCGGAAACGTTCGCCCCTTTTTTCTAGGTGAAAGGGGGAGTTATGGGCTACTTCGTGCTGATTGGATTTCTCGGTTGCGCGTGGCTCGCGTTCGAGGGGTTGTGATGCGGTGGATCGCTAGCATCTTTGCGCGCGCGTTTGTTCGGCGCATTGCCTATGTCCTCGCCGCACTCGTGCTTGCATGGTGCGGTGTCGGCCGTGCTGAGGCTAAGGAGTATGAAACGCAAGGCGCCGCTTATACAGGATGCATGGCCGCCACGCGTGCTTATCTTGACGCTCGAAATACACCGAAGAGTGATAGCAACCCTCGTTGTGTCATCTTGGTGCCTGGCAACAAATTTTATCAGGGCCTGTTCGACTATAAGCCTTGCGACACATGTCAGCCATATGAGGTTGAGGTGGATCGCCATAGCTGGATGCAGGGGTGTGAAAGCGTTCCGTCCTCCGTCACGCAATTTCTTCCGCCTACTGGATCTACGCAATGCTGGAACGGGTGTGAGGTGAAGTATCGCCAGAACGGCGACGATGAAACTAGTACTCGTTCGCCCACAGGCGCTACGTGTGGGGACGACTACAAAGGCAAGTGCCCTGCCGGCTCGTTTTGGAATGGCTACATGGGTGTGTGCCAGCCTATCGACCCGCCATGCCCAGCAGGTCAGGTTAAGCAGGACGGTGTGTGCAAGCCTGAGAACAAGTGCCCGCAGGGCATGGTCGCTGTGTCACCTTCAACACCGGGCGCGGTTGCCTCTGGCGCGCTCTACTGCGCACCTGAAAAGGAGGAGTGTCCGCCTGGCACCATCATGAGTCCGTCCGGCAAGTGCTTGCCGGGCGAGGGTCAGTGTGCTGCCGGTGAGGCACCTGGCAAAGACGGTACGTGCAAGAAAGATGCTGACGGTGATGGCAAGGGTGACGAGGAAGGCGATGGAGACGGCGAGGGTGGTGAAGGCAATAAGGATGAGGCATCCGGTGGCGAAAGTTGTGAGACTCCGCCTACCTGTAGCGGTAACGCTATCCAATGCATACAGGTGAAAATTCAGTGGCGCATTGATTGCAATACGCGTCGAGCGCAGAACATCAGCGGCGGTAGTTGCGATGCTGTGCCGGTATGCACCGGCAAGGCCTGCGATGCGATGGAATACGCACAGTTGATGCAGCAATGGCGCTCAACGTGTGCACTTGAAAAGCTCGCCAAGGGTACCAATGCAAGCGGCAATTCAACTGACAAGAATGGTAACGGTGTTGCCGACGCGCTTGAGGGCAGCGGCAATGTCACCGATCCAGGTGATGGAAAATCTGATGTTGATGGTGCAAAGCACTTTGGTCTCGGCGTTTCAACATCGAAGCTGGATACGGAAAATATCTTTGGCAATTCTTCGTGTCCGCAGCCGCCTAGCTTCACCATCAGAGGCACTACGATTAATGGCGCTGATTTCCCATATTTCTGTCAGGCCGCTGCAATCTTGCGCGCCCTCATTCTGATGTATGGCGCATATCTGGCAATCCGAATTTTAATGGGCTGGGGGTTCTGACATGGGCATGGTCTGGGAGTGGATCACTAAGGGTGTTCTTTTTTTGCTGGGTAAGCTGAAAGATGTCGCTGCCGGTATCGTGGGGAAGATTTTGGGCACCTTCGGCCTGACGTTGGTGTCATTTGAGGCTGTTCTACCAAGGTTGAAAGACTTCATCACCACCAACATCGCCGGGTTGGATGGTCCTGCAGGTCAGATGCTCGGCTATCTGGGCATCGGCACTGCGATGTCCATGGTGCTTTCCGCGCTTACTGTGCGCATGACGTGGAAGGTGTTCCTTGTCCCCAAAAGCGTCGCTGACAGTCTCGGGGCAAACCAATGATCTATTGGTTCACCGGGCAACCTGGTCATGGAAAGACCCTGCACGCCATTGAAAAATTGTTGGAATACAAAGACCAGGGTCGTATGGTTTTTGCATGCAATATCCGTGAATTCGACTATGCAAAGACCGGTGTTCTTGAGATGACGCCGCAGCAATTTCGCGACTGGCCTAATTTCATGCCTGATGGTGCGGTTGCGCTGGTCGATGAGGCTTATGAGCACGGCATGTTGCCAAAGCGCCCACCTGGCTCCAAGGTGCCGCACCATGTCGAGCAGCTCGCGAAGCATCGGCATCGAGGCCTCGATTTCATCTTTGTCAGTCAGTCTCCCGATAAGCAATGCGATCAGTTCGTGCAAGATCTGATTGAGCGCCATGTCCATGTGCGGCGTCGCTTCGGCACCAAGTTCGTGCACTTGCGCGAGTTTGATCGTTTCGAGTCAAGGCCTGAAAAAGCGAATGCTCTCATCGTCAGGCGCAAGAAGTTGCCCACGCGCCCCATGGGCACTTACAAGTCCACCGAGCTAGATACCACTGAGCGAAAGATTCCTTGGTACTACATTGCGCTGCCTATCTTCTTGGTGGCGGCCATTGTGATGATGTATGTCGCGTTCGGCAGGATGGGAAACAGGCTAGCAGGCGAGGCGGTAACGCCAGACACAAACGCCGCGCAGGCGCAAGCTGTCCCACGCGACGGAGCGTCAGCGACGGCGCACGGGACAGCGCCGGCCGCCAAGGCGATGACTTCTGCCGAATACGCCAAGCGATTCTTGCCTCGTATCCCGTCCGAGCCGTGGAGCGCACCTGCATACGATGACAAGCTGTCGCTTCCAAGTGAGCCGCCGCGCTTGTTCTGCATGTCGTCGCTCACAGGCAGTAATGCACACGGTGAGCGCATGGGACCGACCTGCACGTGTTTGACAGAGCAGGGCACGCAATACGTGCTTGATCAACAGACGTGTCGTTATATCGCGCGACGCGGCCAGTACGAGCCTTATCGTGCTCGTCGCGATGACAGGTTTGTGGACGGTGCAACGCAAATTGACCGTGGCCTCGAGAGCATCGCTGAGCGAGGGCAGGGCGCCACAACCATTGAGCGTGGTAGCCGTCATCAGGGCACGTTCCCCGAGTCTCCTGGCTACACCACATCCACTAGCGTGCCGGCGACAGGCATCCAGCTATGACCAGCAGCGGCCGCGAATTGCTCAAGTGGATTGCGGTCATCTGCATGACCTGCGATCACGTGGCCACCATCGTCTATGGTGGCCACGTGCCGATTCTTTCCCAGCTTGGCCGCATCGCATTTCCATTGTTTGCGATGGTCATGGCCTACAACCTGGCGCAGGATCGTGTGGACTATGCGAAGTCAGTCCGGCGCCTGGCAATCTGGGGTTTGATCGCTCAACCGATCCACGCCTGGGCGTTTGGCGCCTGGTTGCCTCTGAACGTCTTGCTGACTTTCTGCCTGGCTTGTGCCCTGGTCTCGGCCGCAGACCGCCGCCAGTGGCCGCTGGTGGCTGTCCTGGCCGTTGTGGCACCGCTCTTCGTTGATTACCAGTGGGTGGGCGTATGGCTTGTTTGGGCCTTCTGGTGGTGGTTCAAGGATCGTGGCCGCCTGGTCAATATCTTTGCCTGGTATGAGCCACACAGCACGCTGTTGCATCTCCGTTTCCCGCTATGGATCTCGCTTGCCATGGCCCTTCTGTGCCTCTACAACGGCAACGCTTGGGCGCTCCTGGCCATTCCGCTTTTGGAGCTCGGCTACCGAAGCTGGAAGCTGCGACGCACACGCTGGGCCTTTTATGGCTATTACGTCGGGCATCTTGCCCTTCTATCTGGTCTCGCTATGATTCCCATCTAACTTGGGGGAGCAGGGCATGGACGCTAGATTTCTTGTTCTTTTATTGGTCGCGGTGTCTATTCCCGCCCAAGCTCAGTACGTCTACAAGTGCCGCCAACGCGGCCAGGTCGTCTACCAGTCTGAGCCGTGTGTTGCTGTCACCCCTGAAAAGGTTTGGGAGGCTGCACCAGTGCCCGAGCAAAGCAATGCCGAGCAATGGCGGCTCTATCGCATCCGCAAGCAACTTGACCGGCGATATGCTGCTGATCGCGCTTCAGGTTCAGCTGCCTACGTGCCTAGCTCCCAGTCTGGTAATGCATGTGAATCGGCCAAGCGTGGCCGTGCTGCTGTCTATGAGGCCGCAGGCGTGCATCGGGATTTTGCTCTGTCCAGCCAGTGGGATAACGCTGTGCATGACGCTTGCAAGTGATCGGGGTGTAGGGGCATCGCCCCTACGGATAACGCCTCACCCGCGCCGTGGACCTCGTGGCCCACGCGTCCTACGGACCACCTGCGCTCGATCGGCGGACCCCGCGCCAACCACCACTGACAACCGCTTTTCGCGCCTTTGTCGCAGCACGTTCCGCAGGTAAATCACCTCGCAGACCTTGTGGCCATTTTCTGAAACCCTTGCGCTGCAAGGCTTTCCAGACGCTCCGAGCTCGAGGCCTCGAGCCTGACGTTCCTCAGCCATCATCAGCGCCCATTCGCGGGCGATGTTGCACGTCAGCGACCAGTACTTCATGTCTTCTGGATGCAGCGTTCTTCCTTCGGGCGTGAACATGTGTCTCGCCTGAAAACCAAAACCGGCCCAAGGGCCGGTCAGGTCTACGCGATTGTAGGTGTCTAGCGTCATTGTCCGGTCCGCTTCCTGTGGAGGTACCAGCATTGATAGGCCGCCAGGGCGCACAGGAGCGTCAACACGCAATTTCGCATAATGTATATTATGTCAAATATTGTTCTGCTTCTCTTTGATTTCACTTGCCGCTGCACCGCGCCGCCCGCCTCAGCCAGCGATGGTGAATACCGAGCCCGAGTCCACGCGCACGCCGGCGCCATTGATGAAGCTGGCGCGCTCCGAGCACAGGAATGCGACGACGGAGGCCACTTCCTCTGGCCGGCCGCGCCGCTTCAGCGCCATGCCGGGGCGTTCTTCATCCAGGAACGAGGCAATGGCTTCTTCGACACTGGTTCCGTTCTCGTGTGCGCGTTTTTGCATCATCTTGTCGGTCATCGGCGTTGCGATGAACGCGGGCGACACCGTGTTGACCAACACATTGTCGGCGCCATAGGCCTTTGACAGCCCCTTGGCCAGGCTCAGGATGCCGGCCTTGGACGCGCAGTAGGCCAACTCATCCACGTACGGCTGCACTGCATCTTCGGACGCGAACAACACAATCCGCCCCCACTGCTTGCGACGCATGGCAGGAATGGCCTGGCGGCACATGCGCACCGCGCCCATCAGGTTGATGTCCAGCGTTTCGAGCCAGCCGGCATCGCTGACCTCCAGGAAATCGCCGGTGGCGCCGGTGACGCCGGCGGCGTTGACGTAGATATCCGGTTCCCCCAGTTGCGCGCGCACCTGGGTCCAGATGTGGATGACGTCCTGTTCCTGCGTCACATCGCCTTCGATGGCGATGATCTCCCCCAGGCCGGACAACTCGGCCACTGCCTGGTCGAGCGTGCCATTGGGAAGATCGGTGATCGCCACGCGCACGCCGGCTTCGAGCAGCTGGCGCGCAGTCTCCTTGCCCATGCCGGAGTCGCCGCCACTGATGAGGGCGATCCGCTGTTTGATTCCGAGATCCAT